TTGCGGCGGTTGTAGATGATCCGCCCGATGCAGATGTCATTCGTCAGAATCCGCCGCACGCTGGTGTGCGTCCACGTCGGGCAGCGGCGGGTCGGGATGCCGCGTTTGGCGAGCCGCTGGGCGAGCACCTTTAGGCCAACGGACTCCGTGGTGTAGACCTGGAACACCCACCGCAGGACCGTGGCTTCCGCTTCGTCGATCGCCAGCCGGTGCAGGCCGTCGGCGGTCTGCTCGATCCGGTAGCCGTAGGGCGGCGGTCCGCCGGTCCAGGCTTTCTGCTCGAACCGCTTGACCAGGCCGTCCTTGGTGCGTTCCGACAGGACCCGCGAGTAGTGCTCGCTGATGACCAGGTGCATCCCGCGGGCGAGCGCGTCCTTGCCCTCGGTGACGCTGACGACCTCGACGCCGCTGTCTTCGAGCTGGGCGATGATCGCGCTGGTTTCGGCGAGGTTGCGGCCGAGCCGGTCGTACTTGTAGACGAGGAGCCGTTCGATCTCGCCGGCTTCGGCGTCCGCGAGCAGCCGGAGCAGGGCTTCGCGGCCGGCCAGGGCGCGGCCGGTGCGGGCACGGTCAACGTATTCGCGGAGGCTGCGGGGCGGGAGGTCGCGGCGGCAGGCGTCAAGCTGGACTTCGATCGAGGTGCCGCCGTCCTGGGCGTGGGAGGAGTAGCGGGCGTAGATCGCCGTCGTGTTCCTCATGGGCCGGTCTCCTGGTCTTTGAGGAGGTCCACGGCGCGGCGAGCAATGACCCGCACCAGCCAGCTTCGGGCGTCTTCAATCTGCCGCCGGTTGGGCCGGAATAGCTCGCGCCGTTCATCTCCATAAGTCCTTTTCTGACGGCATCTTAACGCCAGGCGAGCCGCTTGGGAAGCAGGCGCTGGGCCGGTTTTGCGGATTTCGTCGCCAGCGGCGGGCCGGTCCATGCTGGGTATCTACCGCGGCGGCGCGGAATCCCGTCCGCCCAACGACGGGCTTGCCGGCCAGCGCCCTTCCGGGAGCGGTTCCTTCGAGTAAAATGTTCGGATTCTGTTTGCGGCGCTTCGTGCCGCCCAAATGCGGGAGACCAACCGATGTCCACCTTCAGGCTGAGCCGGTTCTTTTCGCAGCCGGAGATTCTGCGGGGGATCGACCCGGAGAACCTCCTGTCCCTTCTGGCCGACCATGCGGCGGCGTTGGAGGTGCTGGGCCTGAAGCTGCCCGCGGAAGCGGTCGGCCTCGACTACGACCGCTTGATGTCGCTCTTGATGACGCCGGACAAGCTGCCGGCCGCGCTGCGCGAAGCCTTCTACTTCATCCACGAGTTGGCGACCGAAGATGGGATGGCGTGCCTGCTCGACGCCGCCGAGAGGGCCGGCCTCGAGATCGTCGGCCAGCCCGCGCCGACGCCGGGCGACGTGGCGGTTCAGGTGCGGCTTAAAGACCCCGAGCTGCTGGAGCGGACGCACGCGGAGCAGTTCCTGCGGAACCCGCGAACGTTCGAGTCGTTCGCTACGGCGGTTGCTCCGGTGCCCAAACACAGCGACCCCGCCGCGGCGGCGGCGCAGATGAAGGCGGATCTCGACGACTACTTCGAGAAGAAGAAGCGGGGCCGGAACACCAAGGTCTTCGCGTATGTGCGGCCCGACGGCATCTGGTTCCTGGTTCGGCATGGCGACCCCTTCAAACGCGAGGGTGCGATCGACGAGCGCGGTGAGTCGGTCGGCGTCTACTACTGGCCGGAGAAGTTCGACGTGCTGGTGGTCGATCCGACCGAAGGGGAACTGCGGATCAACGCCCGCAACCAGGGCGAGAAGAAGGCGTATCGCCAAGTCTTCGGCCGGCACCTGTACGGGGACGACGGCTTCTTCGGCGGCGAGGACAAGTACACGCTGGAGCCGTTGCGGGAGAAGGGCGAGGACGCCCTCACGCCGGTCGAAGGCATGGAGCAGGTGGTGCTGATTGAGGTGGACTTCTACCGCGGCGGCTCGTTCCACGAGCGGGAGATTCGGAAAGCCGACGATGTCTTCGGCGCCTACGGGGCTCGGAACAAGGCGTTCCCGGACAAGGCGCCGATCACGAAGGCGTGCTTCCGCGTCACGTTCTCGGATTCGGAGACGCCGCGGACGGTGACGATCAAGCCGCCGAACGTCGCCCAGTACACCCGCGATGCCGACAGCGTGATCGTCGAGAAGTGGATGAAGGCCCGCGGGTTTATCGCGAAGAAAGGCAAGGCGCCCCGTGACACGGCGGTTCGAGCGGTTCTGGCAGGCACTTGAGCAAGTGCCGGACCTGGCGGCGGTGCCGGTCGAATGGCGGGCATCGCTTGGCGGCGACTACGCCGCAGCTGGTCGCTTCCTGCTGGCGACGCCGCGGATCGCGGCATCGATGAGGAGTACCGCGTCCGGGCGCACATGCGTCCACGAGGTCAGACGGTGGAAAGGCCGTCTCCTGTCCGTCTGCCCCGACGGTTGTGAGTCGGCCGAGCTTACGCGTGATGAAGTCACGGTCCACCGGCTCGATATCGCCACGCTCGCGCGCGAGGTCGCGGAATCACTCGGGCTTGAGGCGGCGCGGGCCGAGCCGGTGCCGGGCATGGCCGGCGTCTGGCACGTCGGCGAGTACGTGCCGTACGCCGGGCTGCGGTTCCCGGCGCACCTGACGCTGACGGGCGAGCCTGAGGGGCTGTCCACAGCGGCCCACGGTCTGGCCGCGCGAGGCCGGCCGTTCATTCTGCTGGCCCCCACGCGGTCGGCGTTCACGCCCGCCGCCGCCGACGTGATCCGGCAGGCCAGGGCGTGCTTCCTACCGCTCGACGAGTTGCTCGGCTACGGCGACGACGGCCGGCTGGCGCTGCTGGACGGACTCGACGCCGAAGGGGTGCTCGCCGAGTTCCGCGCCGCTCACGTCCCCCAACCGAAAGCGGACGACGTAATAGTGTTCTTCCCGACGCCGGCCGGGGCGCGGTGGGAAGACGTGGCCATCACCTTCCGAGACGCCCATACGGTTTCGGTTTCGGTGGGCGGCCTTCAGCGGATGCTCAACTACACCGCGATGGGCATGGCCAATCGCAAGAACCGCAGCCCGAACAGGCAGTGGGAGCTTCTCTACGACTTGGCCCAGCGCAACGACTTGCTCCGACAAAGCCGCACGGACCCCTCGAAGTTTGTGAGTCTGAAAGACCTCACCAACGAGCACGCCGCCAACAAGCTGCGGGGCCACCGCCGGGACGCCCATCGGAAGCAGAAGCAACTGCTGGCCGAGGCCCTGCGGAGGTTCTTCAAGATCGACGGCGACCCGTTCATTCTCTCCGGCCAGGGAGGATGGCGTCCCCGCTTCACCCTGACCGCTGAAGCAGGAGGCCTGTGAATATTCACGGGCCGGCCTGGCAATAATCGCGGGCGATCTTTTCACCCCGTTCCTTCCGCAAGTTGATTCTGCGCAGCCTCCTGCGCTGCTGTCTCTGCGCGCTCGCGCACGCGGTGTTCGGCTCGGCCGTGAAGTTTCGCCGCGCCCGCTTCGGCGGGTCCGGCGTGAACCGAGACCAACACCCGCTCCCGCGAGACCAGCCCAGCCGGACCTGTTTCGCGGGGGCCTTTCGCGCGACGCGCGGAGGGTCCGGCCATGACCGCGGCGACCCGCACGACCACCCGGCCGCTGACGGCAGCGCAGCGCGTCTTCCCGCGTCCGCGGGGAGACGCCCGTGTCCCATCAGGTCCCGCTCGATCCGTTCGAGGAGTGGTTCATTCGATGTAAGGCTCGGCAGTTGGTCGGTAAGGCCGGGTTCACACTCAGTGATGTCGAAGACATTGAGCAGGACATCCGGCTGGATGTGCTGCGGCGCCTGCCCCAGCACGACCCGGCCCAGTCCAGCCGCCGCGTGTTCGTGGTCCTGCTCGTCCGGCACTGCGTGGCCGACCTGCTCAAGCGGAGGCGGCGGCGGGGACGGAACGGCGGCCGAAGGCCGCAGTCCCTGAATGCCCCGGTGCGGGACGGGGAAGGCCGCGAGGTCGAGCTACACCAGACCGTCGCCGCAGGCGCCAGCCGGGCCGGTGCCGCCAGTGAGCAGCTCCGCGACCTCGCCTCCGACGTCCGCCGGGTCGTCGCGGCGCTGTCGGCCCGGGACCGGGAGTGGTGTCGCATCGTCGGCGAGGAGGGCCTGGAGGCTGCGGCTCGCCGGCTGGGCCTTTCCGGGAGGTCGGGCCGCCGGCTCCGGGCTCGCATGCGGGCGGCGTTCGCGGCGGCCGGCCTCGCGGCCTACCTGCCCGAAAAAGCGCGAGAAAGCGGACGGTTTTTTGAGGGCGTGTCGTAGACACCCAGCATGAGCCGCAAGCACGGCCGACATGAAAGGACACCCATGACCAGAGCCGCTTACCAGTACGAGTTCCGCGAGGGGACCGACCTGCGCGATGTTGAGGACACGCTTCTGCTGGCTCTGTTGGCCGCGGAGGGCGTGTTCAGCGAAGCGCGGGTTCGGCTGGACAGCGCCTATCGCATCGACCAGGAGGCGCGGACGGCGACAGTGGACGCCTCTACCGCCGTCGGGCAGATCGTCAACGGCATCTTTGCCGCTTTCGCCATCCGCGAGTTCGGGCGGGACGGCTTCACAGTGCGCCGGCCGGGCGCGGAGGTGCCGCGATGACCGCCGCGTCACCACGCGCCCCGTACGCGCTTCCCGTCCGGCGTGTCGCCTTCGGCGCGATCGAGCCGCAGGGCCATCGCGTCGGGCTGTTCGGGCCGGGCGGAATCGGAAAGACGACCCTCGCGGCCACGGCGCCCGGGCCCGTCGCCTTCATCGACCTCGACGACTCGCTGCCGATCCTTCGCCGGTCACTGGGCGAGCTCGACATCCGCCGGGTGGGCGGCATCGCCGGCTGGCAGGATGTTCGGGATGCACTGCACAGCGACGGCTGGGACGACGTCCGCACGGTCGTCATCGACTCGGCGACCAAGGCCGAAGAGCTGGCGGTCGAGTGGACCATCCGTCACGTCAAGCATGAGAAGGAAGGCGTGGTCATCCGGCGGATCGAAGACTACGGCTTCGGCAAGGGCTACCAGCACGTCTACGAGACCTTCCTGCCGCTGCTGAGCGACCTCGACCAGCACGTCCGCGCCGGCCGGAACGTCGTGCTCATCATGCACGACTGCACCGCCACGGTGCCGAACCCCAAGGGTGAGGACTACATCCGCTGGGAGCCGCGGCTCCAGAGTCCGAGCAGCGGCAAGGCGTCGATCCGTCTGCGGGTCCGCGAGTGGCTCGATCACCTGCTGTACGTCGGCTACGACGTGGAATCCACCAAGAACGGCAAAGCCCAGGGCCACGGCACGCGGACGATCTACCCGCAGGAAATGCCCTGGTGCATGGCCAAGAGCCGCACGCTCGCCGATCCGGTCGAGCTGGTCCAGTTCGACACCACCCTCTGGAAGAAGTTGCTGGCCCGCGGGGCCGAGTGAGGAGACCTGCCCATGCTGCCGCCACGCGAAGGACTGTTCCATGCGTACCCGGTCGAGATCGGCATCGACGAGACCGGGCCTAACAAGCTGGCCACGTGCATCATCCGCTTCCGGCTGTTCGAGGAGTTCCAGGCTTCCGGCGAGTGGGCCGACTGCGCCGGCGAGAACTGGGAGATCGTCGGCTACTTCTACCTGGAGAAGAAGGACGGTTCGCTCAACACCGTCACGATCGACGCGCTGAAGGCGGCGCTGGGCTGGGACGGGCGCGATCCGTTCTGGCTTCAGGAAACCGACCTCGCCGAACGCGCCGTGCAGGTGAAGCTCGGCTTCGAGGAGTACGGCGGCAAGACCCGGATCAAGGTCCAGTACCTCAACCCTTTTGGCAGCATGGGCGTCGGCGGTGTGAGCAAGGCGGACGACGCCACACGCCGCACGATCGGCAACCGGCTAGGCTCCAAGCTCCGGGCGCTGGCCGGTCCGGCACCTGCGGCGGCCAGGCCGGCCAAGCCTGCGAAGCCCGCGGCCCCGTCCGAGCAGCCGCCGGCGAAGCAGCCACCGGAAAGACCGAAGGCCGAGCTGAAAGCGGTGGCGGCCGCACCGGCCCCGACGCCGGATGCCGGGCCATCCGCGCCGCCGCCAGGACCCGCCACACCGGCAACGCCCGCAACCCAAACCCCGCCACCGGCGGAAGCACCGCGCGATCCGGCCGGCAGCACGCTGGCGGAAGCGTGGGAGGCGTTCTGCCGGGGATGCACGGGGCCGCAGTGGGACCAAGCCACGCTCGAAGGCGAGTGGTTCCGCATCCTCGCCGAGCTCTTCCCCGGCAAGCAGCCAGACGAGCTCAGCCCGACCGAGTGGGCGGTGATGCGCGATGAGGGACCGACGCGGATCGTCCCGTTCTGACGCGACGGCGCGTCGGCCCTGGTGGGCCTGCGAGGCTCATTACCTCGCGCCGGTCGGTTCGATTCCGACGCCCGCCTGTGGGTTGGTCTCCCCTGTCCGGCCGGGTCGGGGGCCGCCGCAAGGCGGCTCCCGCTCGGACCGGGCGGCACGGCAACTCGCGGACTGAATGATGATCGCAGCGCCCGCACGACAACAACTTCGCGACTACCAGGATCGGGCGGTCGAGACCGTCATCGCGAAGCTCGACCGGCGGCCGATCCTCGTCAGTCCGACCGGCAGCGGGAAGACCACGATGGCGACGGAGATCGTGGAGCGGCTGGGCCGGCGGACGCTGTGGCTGGCACACCGGAAGGAACTCATCGACCAGGCGGCCGAGCGGCTGGCGGCTCATGGCCTGCACGCCGGCATTGTCATGGCCGGGTACCACAGCGACCCGGACGCTCAGGTGCAGGTCGCCTCGGTGCAGACGCTCGTGCGGCGGAATAGGCCGCCCGCCGGTCTGGTGGTCGTGGATGAATGCCACCACGCCGCGGCCGAGACCTATCAGAAGATCCTCAGCGGCTACACCGACGCCGCCCTGGTCGGCCTCACCGCGACGCCGTTCCGGCTCGACGGCCGCGGGCTGGGCGACCTGTTTGGCGAACTCGTCGTCGCCGCCTGGCCGGACGAGCTCTGCACGGCCGGCGTGCTGCACAAGCCGCGCGTCTGGGCATCCAAGGCCCCGGACCTGCGCGGCGTGCGCGTGGTGGCCGGCGACTACAACCTGGGCGCGCTGGCCGAGCGGACCAACACCGCCGAGCTTAACGCGGACATCGTCGAGACGTGGCAGAAGCGCGCCGCCGGCCGGCGAACCGCCGCGTTCGCGGTGGACATCGCGCACAGCGAAGCCATCACCGAAGCGTTCCGGCAGGCGGGCGTGCCGGCCGAGCACCTCGATGGCGCCACGCCGCGCGCCGAGCGCGACGCGATCCTCGCGCGGCTGGCGACCGGCGAAACACTGGTCGTCTCCAACTGCATGGTGCTCACCGAAGGCTGGGACTTGCCGGCGCTGGAGTGCGCCATCATCGCCCGGCCCACCGCCTCGCTGAACCTGCACCTCCAGATGATCGGCCGGGTCATGCGGGCCTGCCACGGCAAGGGCGGCGCGATCGTGCTGGATCATGCCGGCAATCACCACGTGCACGGCCTCGTCACCCGGCGGCTCGACTACACGCTGAGCGATGAAAAGGTCGGATTCTCGGAGCCGCTGGGCCTGCGGCGCTGCGGTCATTGCGGGCTGCTGTTTGAGACCGGTGAGCCGTGCTGTCCCGAGTGCGGCTGGGCGCCGGAAGCGAGCGGCGCCGGACAGCGCCGCCGGCCGGAGATTCACGGCAAAGGCGAGCTCGCCGAGTTCGACGATTCGGCGTTCGAGTACCGGCGGCAGGTGTGGGTCCAGATCGAGGCCCAGCGGCAGGCCGCCGGCTACAAGCCCGGCTGGAGCTACTACCGCTTCTTCGACCGCTTCGGCGTGGCCCCGATCGTCGCGGACGGCGAGTTGGTCAACCCGGCCAGCGCGACGGCCGGGCAGAAGGCCGAGGTCTATCGCGAGTTCCTGCGGATCGCCGCGGTCAAGGGCTACAAGCCCGGCTGGGCGGCGTACCGCTTCCGCGAGGCGTTCGGGCATTGGCCGCGGAGGGATGTGGCGTGACGGAGAAGGAACTCCAGAACGCGATCCTCCGCGCGTTCGGCACGCTGCCCGTGCTGCGGCTGTGGCGGGCAAACGTGGGCGTCGCCCGGCTGGGCCGGCGCGTGGTGCGGTTCGGTATACCCGGCCAAGGCGACCTCACCGGCATCCTGGCCGACGGCCGGCGGCTGGAGATCGAGGTCAAGGCCGCGACCGGTCGGCAGACGAGCGTGCAACAGAGCTTCCAGGAGATGATCGAAAGGTTCCACGGTGTCTACATCCTCGCCCGATCCATGGAAGACGTGCGGCGGGAGCTGGCCGCCCGGGGCGTCCGGCTCGGATAGCCCGCTGGCGGCCAGCGTCCGCTACGGCCATTCCCAGGGCTGGTCGTTCACGCCGCTGGACGGCAAGCGGCCGATCCTGAAGGGCTGGCAGTCCGCGCCGCGGGAGTCGCTGGAGCAGGCGCTGGAATGGGCCCGGCAGGGCAACGTCGGGCTGCGGACCGGGCAGGCCAGCGGGGGGATGATCGTCATCGACGTGGACCCCGGCGGCGACGTGACGCCGCTGGGCCTGCCGGTCACCGCCCGGGCCCGCACCGGCCGGCCGGGGGCGTTCCACCTGTACACCCGCACGGACCGGCCGATCCGATGCACGTCGAAGAAGCTGGGGCCGCACATCGACGTGAAGGCCGACGGCGGGCAGGTGGTCTTCCCCGGCTCGGTGCATCCCGACACCGGCGCGACGTACCAGTGGGAGGAAGGCTTCGAGCCGTGGAACGTCGGCATCGCCGAGCTGCCGCCGCACATCGTGGAACTGCTGGAGTCGCCGGAGCCCGCCAGACAGCCCGCGGCGCTGCGAACGCCGGCCCGACCGGCTCCCGGACCGCCCGACGCGAAAACGGCCCGCGGCGACGCCAAAGCGGCCCGCTACGCCCAGCGGGCGGTGGCCCTGGAACTGCACGCGGTGTGCACCGCCGCCAACGGCACGCGGAACGAGACGCTCAACCGGGCGGCGTTCAGCCTGGGGCGGCTGATCGGCGGCGGGTACCTGGACCGGGCCGAGGTGGAAGCGGCCCTGCGGGCCGCGGCCGAGTCGGTCGGGCTGGAGCCGCGCGAGATCGACGCGACGCTGCGGTCCGGGCTGGACGCCGGCACGCGGGAGCCGCGGCGGGTCGAGCTGCGGCCCCGGCCGCGGGAGGCGGGCGAGAGCGACTTCGACGCCGACGAGTACATCCTGCTGCCCGGCCCGCACAAGACCGACCAGGACGAGTTCATCGAGCAGTCCAGCGCGGACTTCGCCGCCGAGGTGCTCGCCAGGCTGCCCGAGGACGCGGTCTACCGGCGCGACTTCATCCCCGGCGAGATCATCGGCGGGCCCGGCCGGCGGAAGTGGGTCGAGCTGTCGGTCGACCGGATGCGGATCGTCGTGGACGGCCACGTCAAGCTGGGCAAGTGGGTCACGCACCGGCAGACCAAGGAGCAAGTGCTGCTCTATCAGGCCTGCCACAAGGACGCCGCGGGGCTCGTCGTCGCCCACGCGACCGGGGCGGCGGGCGTCCGCGAGCTGTCGCTGATGGTGTCGTATCCGGTCTACGGGCCGGGCTTCGTGCGGCTGCAACCGGGCTGGCACGACGGGCTGTTCTACGACGAGCCGGACGAGCTCCGCGACCTGCGGCCGGAGACCGACTGCGAGGTCATACACAACGTGCTGCACGACCTCGTCGTGGACTTCCCCTTCAAGGGCGAAGCGGACCGGCAGAACTTCTTCGGCCTGCTGCTGACGCCCATCGTCACGCCCGCACTGGACGGCAACCGCCCGATGCACCTGCTCAACGCGCCCCTGGAGCGGACGGGCAAGAGCAAGCTGGTCAACGAGGTCTTCGGCGGCATCGTGACCGGCCGCGACACGCCGTCGATGCAGATCACCGACCGGGAGGAGGAGCGCGAGAAGCGCATCCTGGCGATGCTGCTCCAAGGCGAGACGCTGATGCACCTGGACAACCTGCCGTCGTACATCGACTCGCCGGCGCTGGCCAGCCTGCTGACGACCCAACGCTTCCTGGGGCGGCTGCTGGGCTACTCGCGGAACGTGTCGCTGCCGAACCACCTCACGATCGTGGGCACGGGCAACAACGTGCAGGCGTCGGGGGAGATCGCCAAGCGGATCGTGCCGATCCTGATCGAGCCGACCTCGGCCCACCCGGAGGCCCGCACCGACTTCCAGCATCCGGACATCCGGGCGTACGTGCGGCAGCAGCGGCGGACGGTGCTGGAGTGCTTGCTCGGGCTGGTGGAGAACTGGCTGGCGGCCGGGCGGCCCAGGCACCCCAACCGGCTGGGCGGGTTCGAGAGCTGGTCGGAGGTCGTGGGCGGCATCCTGCAAGTCAACGGCCTGCGGGCCTGGCGGACGAACGAGGGGGAATGGCGGAAGGTGGCGAACCCGCATGGATCCGAGATGGAGACGTTCGTCGAGGTTTGGCACGAGACCTTCGGCGCGGCCGAGGTGCCGGCGCTCGAACTGTTGAACCTCGCCGAGCAGAACGGCCTGTTCGGGTTCGTCTTCGCCCGCAACAGCATAGCCGCCCGCGGTTCGGCTTTTGGCAAGCTGCTGACGCGGCATGTCAACACACCCATCGGCCAGTGGCGTATCCGCCAGCGAAAGGCCCGACAGGCGATCTACCGGCTGGAGGACATTCATGGGACTTGAGAACGTTGTTCACCGGCTGGCCACGCAGGACGCGGGGGTTGCAGAGGTTTTGCGCGAACGGGCGGACTCCATGCGCGGCGGTCGTCATGCAGGGGTTGCAGAGGTCGTGCAGAGGTTTTCCAAAACCTCTGCGTCGCCAAGTCGCGTATCGGCTGAGGGTTGCGAAGGTCATGCAGAGGTTGCAGAGGTTTCTCACAGCCTTACGCGTGCGCGGGCGCACGCGCGCGCGCCCGCGCGCGCCCGTACAGCGGGTATTGACGCCGGACCCCTGCAACCTCTGCAACCTCTGCAAGTGCCCGAGGCAGCCACGCTGCTGAAGCACTGCCGCTGCGCGGACTGTGTGCGGTCCAGGGCGCCCGTGGGGAGCTCGCTGGCCTGCCCGCTGCCGTGCGTCTGCCGGCCGGAACGCGACGAGTGGCACTACTGCGCCGAGTACCACGGCCCGCAGATCAGCAAGGACGTGTGGGCCTGGCCGCGTCACCGTCGTGCAGAGGTTGCAGAGGTTTCCGGGGGTGCTCCGGGTCCTTCCGACGGTCCGCCGGAAAAGAACCGCCGCGAGAACGGCGCCGGAGCAGGTTTTTTTCGTTCGGCGGCGCGCCCGCCGGGGCAGGAGGTCCACCAGCCGTGAAGATCGAGCAATGGGACATCGACCGGATCCGACCCTATGAGAAGAACCCCCGCCGCAACGACAAGGCGGTCCAGGCCGTCGCGGAGTCCATCCGCGAGTTCGGATTCCGCCAGCCGATCGTGGTGGACGGCGACGGCGTCATCGTCGTCGGGCACACGCGCTACAAGGCGGCGGTGAAGCTCGGCCTCAAGACGGTCCCCGTCCACGTCGCCGCGGACCTCACGCCTCAGCAGGCCCGGGCCTACCGCCTGGCCGACAACCGGACCGCCGAAAACGCCGAGTGGGACGTGGACCTGCTGCCCATCGAGCTCGGCGAGCTGCGCGACGAGGGCTTCGAACTTGAGCTGACCGGCTTCTCCGACAAGGAGCTCGCCGAGTACCTCCGCGAGTTCGATACCGACCTCGATGATCGCGACGCCGACGCGGACGCCGCCGACACCGTCCGCTGCCCCAAGTGCGGCCACGAGTTCCCGGTGGAGTGAGACCCATGAGCGCCGCAGTGGCCGTGTACGTTCAGTCCCGCTACGCCAAGCCCGCCTACGCGGTCGAGAGCTACAACGTCCGCGCCTGGCCGGGCCTGGAGATGGTCTGCCACGCCCTGCGGCAGGCGGGCGTCGAGGTGGACTACTGCTCGTCCGCAACCGTCGGGCGGTACAAGGTGGTGCTGGTCTCGATCACGTCCGGCTGCGACTGGTACCCGTTCGTCGGCGAGCGGCTCCGCTGGCCGGCCCACGTGCGGCCGACGGTCATCGCCGGCGGCGCGGGGCTGCTGAACGTGCGGCCCTTTCTCCGCTGGTGCGACGTGTTCTGTCTGGGCCGGGCGGAAGGGTACGTCGTGCCGCTGGTCCGGGCCGCGCTGGCCGGCGAGAAGCTCGAACACCGCTCAGTCATCTATGCGGCCGACTTCGACGTGGACCGGACGTACTACATCGAGCCGGGCGTGGTCCTCTATCCCCAGCCGGTGCCGCTGGCCAACGGGAAGACCTGGCGCGAGACCGCCTACGGCTGCCAGCGCAAGTGCCTGTTCTGCGCCTACACCTGGCACCGGCGCCACGTCGGCGGGCTCCAGAACGAAGCCGGCGCCGGCGACGTGCTCTGGGGCGGATCGGCCGAGAAGACCATATTCGAGCTTGACCTCGACCGCCCGGAGACCTGGGGCCTGCCGAAACTCCGCATCGTCGGCTTGGACGGCTTCTCTGAGCGACTCCGGCGGATGGTCGGCAAGCCGATCACGCGCGACATGCTGCGCGGCTTCTTCCGCGGCCTGGCGGCGGCGCAGGTCGCGCCGAACCACATGAAGGTCTACAACATCGTCGGCTACCCGACCGAGACGGAGGCCGACTGGTTCGAGTTCGTCGAAGACCTCGCCGCGGCGGACGAAGGCTGGACCAAGATCGACCCGCAGTGGGGCCTCGAGGTCCATTCGACGCCGTTCCGGCCGATGCCGGCGACACCGTGCGCGTGCTGGCCGATGAGCCACGTCAACTACCGCGGCCGGATCGCGAAGGTGCTCAGTCAGGGCAAGCACCGCGAGTTCCATGGCATCTTCTACCGCGGCAATCGGTTCTGGGCCGCCGAGTCGCGCGGCACGGAAAGCCTGCCGACGGTCATCCTCGACGCGCTGGTGCTCCGCGGCGTGGAGGACGACTCCGAGACTGTCGCGCGGCTGGCCGGCTCGTCGAAGTTCCGGAATGCCAGCATGGCGCACAAGACCGCCATTCTGGAGCGGCACGTCGATGTCGCGCGGCTGTTCGCCGGCTACACGTGGGAAACGCTGCCGACACGCTACCTCGCGTCCTACATCCCGAACGACAAGCTGCGGGCCATCGACGCCGTCGCGCGGAAACGGGCCGGCGCGGCGTGGCCGAGCGGCGCCGAAGTCCCCGTGAGCGCACTTGACCGCAAATGAGCGCATTTTGAGCGCACTTTGACCGCACCTGATCACATGGCCGACGAACTTGACATCCGTTCGCTCACCGTCGCCGCCGCGGCGAAGCTGCTGAAAGTCACGCCGCAGACCATCCGCGCGCACATCCGCCGCGGCCTGCCGCTGGTGGACAAGCGGATCGACCTGATCGTCTATGGGGCGTGGCTCAACCAGCAGGAAGAACGCAGAAAGACCGAAGGAGTGTGATGGCGTGCGCCAGGTGTATTGCTCTTTTGAGCAGCTTTATAGGCGACTTCGCCTGCCACGAAGCTACCTTCGCGCCTTGGCTCGCCGCGGCGCGATTCCATACCTATTAGTCGGCGGGCGGATGAAGTTTGACGAGGACGCGGTGCGCGAGGTGCTGCACCGAATGGCGGCTTCAGTAATGGCTGAAGCGCGTGGGCCGCAGGAAACAAGCCCAAAGAACGATGGCGCTTGATCCGAACAAGCTGAGCCGCAACGAGCTCGTCCAACTGCTGAACTCGACGGCGCTGGGCGAGTCGATCACGCGCTCCCGTCTCGACCGGCAGATGAACCGCGCCGGCCGGCGTTGGCATGACGGCCGACATGTCCGCCTGCTGGACTACCTGCGCTGGCTCATCCGCGAGGTGGAGCGTCCGGAAAAGCCCGCGATCGACGCGCGCGCCGCGGACCTCGCTCGCAAGAACACCGAGACGTGGCGCAGTCAGAACGTCGCGCCGCTGCCCGACATCGTCAACCTGGAGCGGCGCGAACGGGCCCGGGCCGACTTTCGCTTCTTCTGCGAAACCTACTTCGCGCCGACGCTCTACCGCGGCTGGTCGGAAGACCACCTGCGCGTCATCGAGAAGATCGAGCGGGCCGTCAAGGAAGGCGGCCTCTTCGCCTTTGCCATGCCCCGCGGCTCCGGAAAGACGACGCTCGCGCGCCTGTCCGCGCTGTGGGCGGTGCTGTCCGGCTACCGGCCGTTCGTGTGCCTGATTGGTGGCGCACAGGAACGCGCGATCGAACTGCTGGCGCCGATCCGCAAGGCCATTCTCGAAAACCCGCTGCTGCTGGCGGACTTCCCGAAGGCGATCTATCCGCTGCGCCGGCTCCAGAACAATGCCCGCCGGCAGATCGGCCAACACATCGACGGCCAGCCGACCTACTGCACCTGGTCGGCGGACAAGCTGGTCTTTCCGACGGTCGCCGGGCCGTACAACGAGGCGTCCGGCGCGATCATCACCGTCACGTCGCTCGACGCCAACATGCGCGGCCAGCAGCACACGACGATGGACGGGCGGACGCTGCGGCCGTCGCTGGTGCTGCTGGACGATCCGCAGACGCGGCAGTCGGCCCGCTCGCCGTCGCAGACGCGGTACCGGCTCCAGCTGCTCACCGGCGACGTGCTGGGCATGGCCGGGCCGGGCGAGTCCATCGCGGCGGTGCTGACCTGCACGAAGATCTACGCCGGCGACCTCGCCGACCAGTTGCTCGACCGCCAGAAGAACCCCGAGTGGCAGGGCGAGTGCACCAAGCTCGTGTATGCGTTCCCCACGAACGAGAAGCTCTGGGACGAGTACGCCCGGCTGCGGGCCGAAGGCTTGCGGACCGGCAAGGGCCTCAAGCCGGCGACGGCGTTCTACACCGGGCACCGCGAGGCGATGGACGCCGGCGCCGTTGTCGCCTGGCCCGAGCGGTTCGACCCGAAGACCGAGCTGTCGGCGCTTCAGCACGCGATGAACCTGAAGCTCCGCGACGAGGAGGCGTTCGCCGCGGAGTATCAGAACGAACCGGTGATGGAGCAGTTCGAGGACGAGCGGCTCACCGCGGAGCAGGTCGCGGAGAAGGTCACCGGCCGGCCGCGGGGCGAGGTGCCGCTCGCTGCAACGCGCCTGACCGCGTTCATCGACGTGCATGACAAGCTGCTGTACTGGTGCGTGTGCGCCTGGGAGGAGGACTTCACCGGCTACGTTATCGACTACGGCACGTTCCCCGACCAGAAGCGGCTGTATTTCACGCTCCGCGACGCGACCGCCACGCTGGCCGCGGCGTTCCGCGGCGCGGGCAGGGAGGGCGCCGTCCAGGGCGGCCTGGAGCAGCTCGCCGCCGAGCTGCTCGCCCGGCGGTGGGAGCGGACCGACGGCACGCTGCTCAGCGTGGAGCGGCTGCTCATCGACTCCGGCTACCTGCCCGCGGTGTGCAACGCGGTCGCGATCAAGCTCGGGCCGGTGGTCATGCTCTCGAAGGGCATGGGCCTGAAGGCGGGCAACAAGCCGATGGCGACGTACCGCCGCCGGCCGGGCGAGCGGCACGGTTGCAACTGGTACATCCCGAATGTGTCGCGGTCAAGCGAGTTCCGGCACGTCGCCTTCGACGCCAACTTCTGGAAGACGTTCGTCCACGCGCGGCTCGCGACGGCCGCGGGCGACCGCGGGGCGCTGGCGCTGTTCGGCAAGAAGGCCGAGCACCATCGGCTGTTCGCCGAGCACGTCGCCGAGGCGGAAACCTACGTCGTCACTGAGGGCCACGGGCGGAGCGTTCGCGAGTGGCGCCCGAAGCCGTCGCGGCCGGACAACCACTGGTTCGACTGCCTGGTGGGCTGCGCCGTGGCCGCGTCGCTTCAGGGCGTCGTCGTGCCCGGCACCGACGCGAAGCGGCCGCCGCGGCCGCGCCTGCGGCTGTCCGAGTTGCAGAGGAGCAAACGGTAGTGCCCAAGGTTCGACAGCGCGAAGCGGTTGTTGATGGGCAGAAGGCCGGGCTGGTCTGCCGGGCGTGCGGCTGCCAGCACTTCCGCGTCGTCTACGTCAAGCCGCTGCCCAACGGCGCGGTGCGCCGGCTGCGCGAGTGTCGGCACTGCGGGAAGCGCATGACGACCCGCGAAGCGCCGCTGTAGTCGTTCGATCTATGCACTCGCGTTCGATCTATCGAACAATCTTCGCGTGTACCGTGTTTTCTCGTTGCAGGAGTCGATCCGACGCCGTAGATACCGAATAGACAACCGGACCGGGCTTTCCCGGAGGCGAGCGGGCGGCGGCTGATCACCGCCGCACGACAAGCCACAAGTGACACGCCGTGCAGGGCTGCACCCCCGCGCGGCGTTTTCTTTTGGCGTCGCCTCCCGGAGCGCCCGGCCAGCGGAGCACGACGTGGCCGAGAACCTCGAACAGACGATTCGCGAGAACGCCGCCGGGCCGAAGCGCGCCCAGGGCGACTCGGGCAGCGTGGAGCAGCACCCGCTGACCGAGCAGATCGAGGCGGATCGGTACCTGGCCTCGAAGGAAGCGGTGAAGAAGCCGACGAAGGGCCTGCGGTTCACCAAGCTCGTGCCGCCCGGCACGGCCTGAGTTGGGAGTCCTGGCGAGACGATGTTCGCGTGGATCAAAAACAAGCTGGCACGCTCGAATGACGCGGGGCCGCGGCGCGCGCCGGGCGCGCGCATCCGAGCCGTGCGGTCCGGGCTGCGGGCGCTGCTCGCCAGCTACGACGCCGCGGCCACGAGCGATGAGAACCGCCGGCACTGGGCGAACGCGGACGGGCTTTCGGCCGACGCCGCGGCTTCGCCCGAGGTGCGGCGTCTGCTCCGCAACCGCGCGCGATACGAAGTCGCGAACAACTCCTACGCCAAGGGCATCGTGCTGACGTTGGCGAACGACGTAATCGGCACCGGCCCGCGGCTCCAGATGCTCACCGAAGCCCCGGAGGTCAACCAGCGCATCGAGCGCGAGTTCGGCCGCTGGGCGAAGACCGTCGGCCTGGCGGAAAAGCTCCGCACGCTGCGGACGGCCCGCGCAACCGACGGCGAAGCGTTCCTCATCCTGGGCAGCAATCCGAAGTTGCCCGGCGCCGTGAAGCTGGACCTCCGGTTGATCGAGGCCGACCAAGTCACCACGCCCGACCTGTCGATCCTCGACCCGAACGCCATCGACGGCATCGTCCTCGACGAGTACGGCAACCCGGTCCAGTACCACGTGCTGAAGGTCCACCCCGGCGACACTCGCGCGGGCGCGGGGCTGGGACTGAGCTATGACCGGGTGCCGGCCGACGCCGTCATCCACTACTTCCGCGTCGATCGGCCCGGCCAGAGCCGCGGCATTCCCGACCTTACGCCGGCGTTGCCGCTGTTCGCGCAGCTCCGGCGGTACACGCTGGCGGTGCTCGGTGCCGCGGAAACGGCCGCCGACTTCGCCGGCATCCTCTACACCGACGCGCCGCCGGACGGACAGACCGAAAGCGTCGAGCCGATGGACGCGATCGAGCTTGAGGCCCGCTCGCTGCTGACGATGCCCGGCGGCTGGAAGATGTCGCAGGTCCAGGCCGAGCAACCCTCCACCACTTACGGCGAGTTTAAGAAGGAAATCCTCAACGAGATCGCTCGCTGCCTGAACATGCCGTTCAACGTCGCGGCGGCGAACTCGTCGGCCTACAACTACGCCTCGGGGCGGATGGACCACCAGACCTACTTCAAGAGCATCCGCGTCGAGCAGGAACACATCGCCGACGTGGTGCTTGATCGCATCCTGATGGCTTGGGTCGGTGAAGCTGTGCTCATTGAGGGCCTGCTGCCCCAGCCGGCCCGCACGCGCGACGCCGAGTTCCCGCATCAGTGGTTCTGGGACGGGCAGGAGCACGTGGACCCGGCCAAGGAAGCGACGGCGCAGGCCACGCGCCTGGCGAGTCACACGACCACGCTCGCATCGGAGTATGCCCGCGTCGGGCGCGACTGGGAGTCGGAGTTGCGGCAGCGCGCTAAGGAAGTGGCGCTGATGGCGGAACTCGGGCTGACGCCGCAACAGCTTCAGCCCATCGGCAAGGAGGCCGGCGACGATGAAGACGAGTGAAGCGCGGCGTGCGCTCCAACTTTGTGCTCCGGTGGGCGAGTGGGCCAACATCGAGACCGCGGCCGGCACCGAGGCTACGCCGCTGCGGCGCTTCAGCATGGTCGCGTACACCGGCGGCGCGATGGCGCTGGCCGGCTGGCCGCATCCGGCCGTGGTGGACCTCGCCGGACTCCAGTTCAGCGCCCGCAGCCGGCCGATTCTGAAGGACCACAACCGCAGCCTCATCGTGGGGCATACCGATTCGGTCGCCGTTCAGGGCTCGAACCTGCTCGTCACCGGCGTCATTTCCGGCGCGGGTCCGGTCGCGCGGGAGATCGTCGAAAGCAGCCGGAACGGCTTCCCCTGGCAAGCTTCGCTGGGAGCTCTCGCCGAGCGGGTGGAGTTCGTGCCGCGTGGTCGCAAGGCTGTGGCCAACGGGCGCGAGTTCGAGGGACCGGTCCACATCGTCAGGAAGGCGACGCTCGGCGAGATCAGTTTCGTGGCGCTCGGCGCCGACGAGGACACCAGCGCCCAGGTCGCGGCCGCGGCCGCGGACATCAAGGAGGATGTCATGGATTTCGAGAAGTGGCTGGAAGCCAAGGGCTTCGTCGCCGCCGACCTGAGCGAGGTGCAGCGGGCGAGCCTTCAGGCGATGTACGAGGCCGAGCAGAAACGCCCCGGCCCGCAGGGCGACCCGACCAGCGACGCCAGCGACGCGGGCGACACCGACCAGCCGGGCGGCGGCGCTGATGTCGTGTCCGAGCTGCGGGCCCAGGCCGCGGCCGAGACGAAGCGCATCGCCGCCATCCGCCGCATCTGCGGGAGCAAGTTCCCGCAGATCGAGGAGCAGGCAATCGCTGAAGGCTGGACTGAGGAACGCACTGAATTGGAGAAGCTCCGCGCCGAACGGCCGACCGTCACGGGCATTCGCCGCAGTACCGAGCCGCCCACGGGCAAGGCCCTCGAGGCGGCGCTGCTGCTGAACTACAACGTCGCGCCGGAGGAGAAGGTCGCCCGGTGGTACGACGCCCGCATCATGGAGGCTGCGCTGTCGCGCGACCTGAAGCGGGCCGGGCTGCACACGGTCTTCCGGGAGATCATTCACGCCGCCGGTGGGCACGCCGCGGCGACGGGCTTCGACGACGATACCATCCGGGCCGCGTTCGTCGCCGAGCAGCGGCTGATCCAGGCCGCGTACGGGTTTTCGACCCTCTCGCTGTCGGGCATCCTCTCGAACGTGGCCAACAAGGCCATGCTGGCCGCGTACGAGGCGGTCGAGAGCGTTGCGACGCAGATTTGCTCCGAGACCGACGTCAACGACTTCAAGGAGGTCACCCGTTACCGCATGACCGGCAACGGCGTGTTCGAGAAGGTCGGCCCAGACGGTGAGCTCCAGCACGCCACGCTGACCGAGGAAGCGTACAAGAACCGCATCGAGACGTTCGGCCGGATGATCGCCCTCACGCGGCAGATGATCATCAACGACGACCTCGGGGCGTTCCTCCAGATTCCCCGGATCATCGGGCGGATGTCGGCGCTGAAGCGCGAAGAGGCGGTCTTCGAGCTGCTGCTGTCCAACCCGAACGACTTCTTCGGCACGGGCCACCAGAACTTCCTCAGCGGGGCGGAGACGGCGCTGTCGATCGCGGCGCTGACTGCGGCGGAGCAGAAGTTCCTGGACCAGACCGATGTCACCGGCAAGCCGGTCCTGCTGTCGCCGGCCATCCTGCTGGTGCCCACCAGCCTGAAGGTCGCGGCCCAGCAGCTCATGACCGAGACGCGGGTGAACGAGACCACGGCCCAGGGCAAGCCGAGCCCGGCCGGCAACCCGCACGTCGGCAAGTGGCGGCCGCTGGCCAGCCCGTACCTCAACGCGCAGGGCATTCCCGGCGGCTCGGCCAAGGCGTGGTACCTGTTCGCCAACCCGGCCGACGTGGCGGCGATCGAGATCGCCTATCTGCGTGGCCGGCGGACGCCCACGGTCGAGAGCGGCGAGACCAGCTTCAACACGCTGGGGATGCAGTGGCGCGGGTACTTCGACTTCGGCGTGGCCATGCAGGACTTCCGCGCCGCGGTCAAGTGCAAGGGCGAAGCGTAGGCGTGAGGCAGGCAGGCACGTAGGCACGAAGGGACAACAGCGATGGTACAGGCAATCTTCCGGCATGACGGAGCGTCGATCGACTACACGCCCGGCGCGGACGTGGCCGCCGGCGACGTGATCGTCCAGGGCGAGCTGGTCGGCGTGGCCCGCACGCCGATCGCCGCCGGCGCGCTTGGGTCGCTCGCGGTGGCGGGCGTGTTCGACTTCGCCAAGGCCACGGGCGGCGGCACGGCGATCACGGCCGGCGCCAACGTGTACTGGGACGACACGAACAACGTCGCCACGACGGCGGCCAGCGGCAACAAGCTGATCGGAAAGTGCGTCAAGACGGCAACCGACGCCGATGCGACGGTTCGCGTGCGGATGAGTCAATAGTTGGGAGGTCCACGGCCTGAGGCTTGAGGCTTGGACATTCAGCCCTCAGGGCTCAGGCCTCAAGCCTCAGGACTGACGTATGCCCGACCTGCTCGAACAAGGCGCGGCGTGGCTGGAAGACCAGCGCACCCGGCACCTGTCGCGGACGGTCACGTACCTCCGCGGCGGCGACAGCGTGGACCTGCCGGCCACCATCGGCCGGACGGAGTTCGAGCAGGCGGACGACTACGGCGTCGTCCACCGCACCGAGTCGCGGGACTTCGTGGTTCTCGCGGCGGACCTGGTGCTCGGCGGCGTGCCGATCCTGCCGCAGGCCGGCGACCGCATTCGCGAGACCGCGGATGGGCAGATCTTCCTCTACGAGGTGATGGCGCCGGGTGGCGAGCCGCCGTGGCGCTACAGCGACCCGTATCGCCGGGCGCTGCGGATTCACACGAAGTTCGTGGGGATGGAGGAGCCGCCATGACCGAGGAAGGCCACAGGCAGCAAACCACACCTCGCACGGCGGACGATCGAGCGCGAGCCCCCGAGGCTACAGCCTTCGGCCTCCGGCCTGAGTGGTCGCGCTGGGCGGGCGTCGCCCTGACTGCGCTGCTCGCGGTGCTGGCGTTCACCGTCCAGTGGGGCGTCGTCACGGCCAAGCTCGACCATGTCGAGAAGCGGCTGGACGAACTGATCGTCGAGGCCCGGGCGCTGCGCACCGAGTACCAGGCCATCGAGCGGCGTGTGTCGTTCCTGGAAGGTCGGCAGAACGGGAGGACGTCGCCGTGAGCACCATCAATCAGATTGCCGACGCTGTCGTGGCCAGCCTGAACGCCGCCCCGTTCAGTCTGCCGTTCACCGCGGAACGGAAGTACCAGCCGGTCTACGACCTATCGCAGCTTCACGAGCTCCGGGTAAGCGTCGTGCCGAAGTCGCTGACGGCGACGGCCGCGACGCGCGCGGATGCCTTCTTCGACTGCGCGATCGACATCGGAGTCCAGCGGAAGGTGAACGCGGACGACGCCCCAACGCTGGACGGCCTGATGCACCTGGTCGAGGAGATCGGTGATCACCTGCGCTTCCGTAAGCTCGACGGCTTCCCCGCCGCCGTGTGGCTAGCGCTGGAGAACGACCCGATCTTCGCGCCGGAGCATCTGGAGAAGGAACACGTGTTCACCAGCGTGTTGACGGTTACGTACCGGGTGCGGAGGTGAGGGTCATGCCGGTGCAGTGGTTCGCGGGCTTCGAGGCGGGCGACACGAACGAGCTGCTCGGGGTTGGTGGCTCGGTCAGCGTCGGTGCCGCCCACAAGCGGAGCGGCAACTACGGCTGCCGCATCATCGCCCCGCAGAGCACGGGCACGGCGTACATCACGCTGGCCAACGGCTTCGACGCCAATGGCAACCCGACGACGGTCAGCCGGACGGTTTACACGCTGGGCTTCGCGATGCGGCTCGCCACGCTGCCCATGGTGCAGGGCGTGTGGGAATACCTGCTCTATGTCGCGTACGGCACCACGCATCGGGCATCGCTGCGACTCGATGGCGACGGCGTAATCCGACTGCACGTGGGCACAAGCGGCTCGCCATACATCGCCAGCGTCGGGCCGGTCGAGCTTGGCCGCTGGTACTTCTGCGAGCTGGCGGTGCTGTTCGACCGCTACATCTGGCGGATGGACGGGCAGGTCGTGGCCCAGGGGCTCGCGTCGCCGGGCGGGTCGATGAACGCCGCGTACCTGGGCAAGCGGTTCAACCTGGCCTCGCAGGGTTACACGCTCGACGTGGATGACATCTACACCGGCGACGACGGGGTGTTGTACGGGCCGACGACGCGCGTGGCCCGGCTGAACGCCAACGCGAACGGGACCGCCGCAGGCTGGACGATCTATCCGCCGGACGTGCCTGATCCCTGAGGTGAGCCGTGGAGTACTGGGCCCATGTCGCACAGGTGCCGCAGGACGGCGATGCCACGTACCTCGAGGGGACGTATCCGGGCGCGGCGTTCAACGTCGGCGTGGCCGATGTCACGCTGGCGCCGGGCGAACGGATCGTCGCCGTGGCCGGAGCACTGTGCTGGCGGAATGCGTCCAGCGGCAGCGGACGGGCAGTGCTGCGGGTCGGGTCGGCGGAGCTCGCGACCGCGAACTTCACGCCCGTTCCGACCTACGACACGATCTTCGTCTTCACGCTCAAGTCGCCGGCGACCGGCCAGCCTTGGACGAAGGCCGAGGTCGATGCGGCACTGGTCGGCGCGGCCGTGTACAGCGGCTCCGGCCTGCGGTGTACGCAGGCGGGCTTGCATGTGCTGCTGCACACGCCGCCGGTCGTGCCCATCCAACCGAGGGAGTGGCCCATGAACTTCAAGGCACTGGAACCGCTGACCGCGACGGGTTCCGACCAGGCCGTCGAGGTGCCACGCGGCGCGACGCTGATCGTGCATCCGCTGGCGGCGAACGTGGAGGTCCGCGAGGTAACCGGCGGGACCGCCAAGCTGACGATCCCGGCCGACTCGATGGTCATGCTCGGCCCGTCATACGGCCAGACGGTCTACCTGCGCGCCACGGCCGGCACGGTGATCGAGCTCGGACTGACCTAGAGGCATAAGACCTGAGGTTTGAATCCACAGGCTCCGAGCCTCAAGCCTCATGGTCGCGGAGGAGTAAAACATGGCGAACTTTGTTCTGGGGATGAACGCCAAGCTGTACTACGGGACGGCCGGCAATCCTGCCTCGACGGAAATGACCAACGTCCGCAACGTCACGCTCAATCTGGAGGCGGGCGAGGCGGACGTGACCACGCGGGCCAACCAGGGCTGGCGAGCCACTGCGCCTACGCTCCGCGAATGCTCGGTCGAGTTCGAGATGGTCTGGGACCCGACCGACGCGGGGTTCACCGCCATCAAGAATGCCTATCTAAGCAATGGCCTAATCGCCTTGAAGGTGCTGGATAAGGCTAACGGCCAGGGGCCGGACGGGGACTTCTCGATCACCTCGTTCAGCCGCAGCGAGGAACTGGAGGAGGCGATCACCGTCAGCGTGACTGCCAAGCTGGCGGTGTTCCGCAGCTGGGTGGAAGGAAGCTAGGAGGCTGGAGGCTGCAGGCTGGAGCCAGAAGTCATCCGCGGATCGCGCGGATCAGACCATTGAGAACCTTGGAGGTTTCGACGCATGCCCCATCCAGCGATTCAGACTGCTCCGGGCTCAGGTAGCCGAGCCGGAAGGCCAGCGATGCCTGGTACTCCAGTTCCCGAGCCGAGCCGTAGGCGATGTCGAGGAACCGGAGATACTCGGCCTCCGTCTGGCGGGGCGCGCCCNCCNCAATG